TTCTCCTGATTAAGCACGGTGTCTTTGAGCACTCTGAAATGAAGTATCCTTGGTTCGCACCAAAGATGCAGGTTTTCGAATCAGGAGAAGTGCAGGATATGTGCGGTGAGGACGTATCTTTCTGTCTGGATGCAAAGGAGGCAGGATTTGAAATCTGGTGCGATCCACGCATTCGTGTTGGGCATGAAAAAACAAGAATCATCTGAGAAAATGGCAGAGGAAACGTATAACATCATCTGCAAGGGAAGAAAGATTTATTCCTCACTCACTGAAGAAGAATATTTCAATGTAATGGAGGATCTGTCGATTGAATATTATCAGACAGGTTCTCCACGCCCTGAAGATATTGAAACAGAAATTATTGGAGAATTAGATTAATGGCAATTAAAAAATCACTCAGCGGCAATAAAATCATCGAGTCTCATCCAAAGAATACTCGGCAAGGATGTGGGTCTAATACCAAGTATGCAGCGTCTTCTCGCAATAAAGCTCGTAAAAAATACAGAGGGCAAGGGAAAGGATAATCAACCAAGATGTATCATTTAGATGGAAATGATGAATGGAATACTATAAATTCATCAGATCTTTGGGTATACAATAAATTATTTTTAAGTCGGATGTTGGGGTATACATGTGGTCCTGTTGGGACTACAGTTCCCAAACCCGACTTTTATATTGTTCGACCTTCTTTTAATTTACTTGGAATGGGGCGTTTTGCTCGTAAAGAATGGATTGAAAAACACACCGATAATATTCATCCTGCAGAATTTTGGTGTGAAATTTTTGAAGGCGAGCACATTAGTGTTGATTTTTATCATAAAAAAGCAGAATTAGTCGTAATTGGAACTCGGGATGATCATGAACCTCTTTATAAGTGGAAAAAGTGGCAAAAAATAGATAAAGATATTTCTTTTCCGGATATTTTAAACAATTTAGTAGGCAATTACGAATGGATTAATTGTGAATTTATCGGGGAAAATCTAATAGAAGTTCATTTTCGTAGAAATCCTGATTTTCGTTATGGAAATTCTGTTGCGATTCCCGTTTGGGATGATAAAAAAATCAAAAATATGAAATTCATTGAAGACAATGACTATCATCGTAAAGGTTTTTATATAAAATAAATAAATTTTTACCGCAAAATGAATTGAAACAGTTTTCGATGGGCAGACACCTACTTTTAGAGGTGTATGATGTAAAATTTGATATCATTAATGATGTAACTTCTCTCCAAGAAGCAATGGTGAAAGGTATAAAACGTGCCAATATGACGATTTTAAATATTTTTTCACATTGTTTCATTCCACAGGGATGCACAGTGGTCATTGCCCTTGCGGAAAGTCATGTTTCCTGCCATACTTGGCCAGAGGAAGGTTGTATTGCGGTAGATGTTTATACTTGTGGGGAAGGAAATCCTAAATTAATCGCTCTAGAAATGTTAAAATACCTCAATTCTGACAATTATTTTCTACGTGAAGTCGATCGTTAAATAGAAATAAGGAGATAGCAACCTCCTTTATAAAAGTTCTGTTTTATTTTTAAAACAGGAGCTAAAATGTCAAATTTACCAGTCGATCGTGATTCAAATTATATGAGAGAAATGTGGGGCACTACCCGCCTGATTACAGATTATGATACCGTATCACCAAAAAGAGTCATTCAAGAGGTTATGCACGATTTAGCACCCAAGCATGACTTAAAAAAACAACAAGAATTGCATGAAAAAATTCGCAATGATGAAGATTATGATGATTGGGAATATGGCACTGAACCTGGATATGGTTCTTCCTGGAAATAAACATAAATAATCCAAGAAATTTCATATCCAATGGCAGTCACACGAATATCTAGATCATTTAAGGATATTAGTCTGTCTTTTGATCCACATCCAGTGACAAAAGACCTGCCAATTTTGAAAAATCAAAATGCGATTACTCGCTCTATTCGCAACCTTGTAGAAACAATTCCAAACGAAAGATTTTTTAATCCAAATTTGGGATCTGATGTTCGTTCTAGCTTGTTTGATTTTGTTGATTTTGCAACAGCATCTGTAATTAGAGAGCAAATTATCAATACAATTTCCAATTATGAGCCTAGAGTTGATAATGTGGATATTGAAGTCAATCCAAGTCCAGATACAAATGAATTTGAAGTGACTGTAATTTTTGATATTATTGGGCAAGAAGTACCAACACAACAGTTTTCATTCATATTAGAGGCAACAAGATAAAATGCCTTTTACTCAATTTACAAATCTAGATTTCGATCAGATAAAAACTTCAATCAAAGATTATCTCCGTGCTAACTCTACATTTACGGACTTTGATTTTGAAGGATCTAATTTTTCTGTTTTAATTGATACGTTAGCGTATAATACCTACATTACGGCATTTAACTCTAACATGATTGTCAACGAATCCTTTTTGGATTCTGCAACTGTAAGAGAAAATGTCGTTTCTTTGTCTAGGAATATTGGATACGTTCCTTATTCAAGAAATGCTGCGAGTGCAATCGTTTCATTTAGTATTACCGTAGAACCAGACCAACTGTTGCAGGATGGAACTCCTGTCTATACCCCATCAATCACCCTTCAAGCAGGTCTTGTATGCACGGGTCTTGTGAGAGGGTCTTCATATGTATTTTCGATTCCAGAAAGCGTTACAGTGCCCGTGGTGAATGGTGTAGCATCTTTTGACAACATCACAATTCGAGAAGGAACATTCTTAACAAAGAAATTTACTGTAAACGCATCATTAGACCAAAAATTTGTATTAGATAATTCTTATATTGATACATCGACAATCAGAGTTTATGTAAAAGGTGTAAGTGATAGTGGTCTTGGATCTTTATATTCTTTGGTTGATAATATTTTTGATGTAAACTCAAACTCAGAAATCTTTCTAATTCAAGAAGTCCAAGATGAAAAATATCAACTTCTGTTTGGAGATGGTATTTTTGGTAAAAAACTTGAAAACGCTTCAGTTATTACTGCAAATTATATTGTAACCAGCGGTAAAGATGGAAATGGTGCTGACACATTTGCATTTGCAGGATCTTTTAAAGATGCCGATGACCAAAACGTAATTGTAACAAACACAATTACGGTTACTACAAATCAAAGTGCTCAGAATGGATCTGATATCGAAACCATTGATTCAATTCGCTACTTTGCTCCACGATTGTATTCATCGCAATACAGAGCAGTCACTGCAAGTGATTATGAATCGATTATTAAATCTAAAATTTATAGAAATGCAGAATCAGTTTCTGTCATTGGAGGAGAAGAATTAGACCCTCCAGAGTATGGTTCAGTTTCGATTAGTATTAAACCAAAAAATGGTACTTTTGTTTCAGATTTCGATAAAGAGCAAATTCTCTCCAAGCTAACACAATATAGTGTTTCTGGTATACGCCCCAAAATTATAGATCTTAAGATACTGTATGTTGAAGTTGAATCTTATGTTTATTACAATTATAATCAGATTGGAAGTGTTTCTGATTTAAAAACAAGAGTAACCAATTCTCTTAACAAATATTCTCAATCTGTTGATTTGAATAAGTTTGGGGGTAGATTTAAATATAGTAAGTTACTTCAGGTAATTGATAACACAGATACTGCAATTACTTCAAACATCACTAGAGTAAGAATTAGAAGGGATTTAAAAGCACTCATAGACCGTCCAGCACAATATGAAATATGTTTTGGTAATCAATTTCATGTTAACGAAACGGTCAATAAAATTGGATACAATATCAAATCAACAGGATTCAATATCAAAGACGAACCGGACACAGTATATTTGACAGATACCCCAAATTCGGATGGAATTACAGGAGTAATTTCGATAGTAAAACCGATTGAGTCCTCTACTGTAGGAGTTGCCACTACAACGTCTTTATCCCCATTTATTGTAGTTCAATCTGCCGGTGTTGTAAATTACAAAAACGGAGAAATAACTCTCAATACAGTTACAATTACAAATACTGATTTATCAAATGATTTAATACGAATTCAAGCATATCCCGAATCAAATGATGTAATTGGTCTTAAAGACCTTTATATATCATTTGATTTTTCGGAAAGTGAAATAAATATGGTAAAAGATACAATTGCATCTGGAGAAGATATATCCGGTGTTGTTTTTACAAAAAATTCTTATCGTTCAAGCTATTCAAACGGGAAATTAATGAGGTCATAATATGATACAGACGGGTTTTGAATCTAGGGTAAAAATACAGCAAATAATCGACAGTCAACTTCCAGAATTTATCTTAGACGAAAGTCCAAAGGCTGCAGAGTTTTTAAAGCAGTATTATATTTCTCAAGAGTATCAAGGTGGTCCAGTAGATATTGCTGAGAATCTAGACCAGTATATTAATATCGATAATCTCATTCCAGAGGTAGTTTCAGGATACACGACTCTTGTAGGAGATATAAGCGCATCATCAACAAGTATTACTGTATCAAATACTAAAGGGTTTCCTCAAAAGTATGGATTGTTAAAAATTAATGATGAAATCATTACATACACGGATTTATCTGAAAATACTTTTACTGGTTGTGTAAGAGGATTTAGTGGAGTTACAAACTACCATAAAGATTTAAAATATGGGGAATTGGTTTTTAGTGAATCCTCTGCAAGTTCTCACACTTCTGGGACTTCTGTAGAAAATTTAAGTTCTTTATTTTTACAAGAATTTTATAAAAAAATAAAGTTTAGTTTAACTCCTGGATTAGAAGGTCTTAGTTTTACAGAAAACTTAAATGTTGGAAATTTTATAAAAGAAGCGAGAACTTTATATGAATCTAAGGGAACTGCAGAATCCTTTAGAATTTTATTTAATGTTTTGTATGGAGAAACTCCAAGTGTAATTGATTTAGAGCAGTTTTTAATCAAACCTTCTGATGCTGGATATATTAGAAGAGATGTTGCAATCATAAGCAATATTTCAGGAAATCCGACTAAGTTGGTTGGGCAGACAATTTATAAGTCAACAGATGAAACAGGAACTAGTGCTGCAGTATCTGAAGTAGAAACTATTACTCGAAATGGAATAACATACTATAAACTTAACTTTTTTGTTGGATATGATGACACATATCCTAATGTTACAGGAACGTTTGTAATTACACCAAATACAAAAGTCGTTGAGGAAGTAACGGTTTCTCCATTAGAATCTGGAGAAGCAGTTATCAGTGTTGATTCTACAATTGGATTTAAAGATTCGGGAAGTATTTTTTTCGGGTCTAATGAAATTTTTTATTCTGATAAAAGTGTCAATCAATTTTTGGGTTGTTATGTTAAATCCGAAGATTCTGTAACTATACCAAAAACATCATTTTTAATTTCAAATGAAACTTACTTTGGATATGAAGATGGTGATACCTCTAAAAAAGTAGAATTTAGAATTACTGGAGTATTGTCCAATCTCAATATTGAAAGTGAAGATTATCAATTATTGGATAATGATATTATCTTCCCAAAAAATCTTGGAGAGGTAATAGAACGAGGTGATACAACAAAAGAAATATTTGCAAATTCTTGGATTTATAATACAAGTTCCAGATATCAGATTGATTCCTTCATAGGAAATACCATAACAACAAAATCTAATATTGATGTATCCAGTTTAAAAGTAGGTGATACTGTTGAAATTTTAAGAAGAAACACGGAAATTGTTGTTACCGGATTTGATAACGTAAATATCAATTCAATTTCTGAAAATACTGTTACGATTAATGTAAGCACTTCTTCATTAAATTCTTTAGATGAATATGATGTTAGAAGAATTCTTAATAAAGCATCATCTTCAATAGTTCCAATTGATTTTGGAAATAATAAAATAGTGTCTGATGTACAAAATGTTTATGTTGAAAGACCAGATAATTTATACGTTGCGTCTAATTCTTTGCCATCATATCAGATAGAAGTTGATGTTTTTGGATATAATGTTTTCGAGTTGACTGGATATGATACAAATACAGAAGCATATTCAATAATTGATTTTGATACAGAAATTTCTTTTATAACTGGAGACAGGGTTTTTTACTCTGCAGATGCCCCCATTGATGGATTGGAAGAGGGTAGTTATTTTGTTGAGGTATTGAGTAATAAAAGACAGGTTAAATTATATTTAAGTGGTCCTGTAGTTGGAAGCGACGATTTTGTTTACTTTGGCGCTGGTCAATCATCAACTCCAACCGGAACTCATAAATTCACTCTCTATTCTCAGAAATCAAATAAAATTTCTGGTCAAAAAATACTCAAAAAGTTTAAACTAAATCCAGAATTAGGAAGTAATGAATCTCACAGCACACTTCCTGGAGCTACTGGAATTTTAAAAAATGGAGTTGAGATATACAATTTTAAAACAAATGATAAAATTTATTATGGTCCAATTGAAAATGTAGATGTTTTAAATGGTGGCAGTGAATTTGATGTAATTAATCCCCCTCTCTTAGAATTGTCTTATGGATCCGGATTAATTCAACCAGTAGTAATTGGATCTGTTGAAAAAATATTTGTAGATCCCCAAGATTTTGATATCGATGTTATTGTTTCAATTGCCCTTACGGGTGGAAATGGATCTGGGGCAAGTTTCCAGCCAATCGTTGAAAAATACGTAAGAGAATTAGAATTTGATGCAAGGTCTACATCTATCGGTGGAGGACTGGATGTTACTAATGATAGAATTTCTTTTGCATCGACACACAATTTATCCAATGGTCAACCTATTGTATATGATAGAAACTTTAATTCTGCAATTGGAGTTGGTACCTTTAATGGATCCAATTTAGACCAATCAAAAACTTTAATAACTGGAGCAACATATTACACTAAAGTTGTAAACGATAAAACTATTGAAATATATCAGTCATTCTCAGATTACAGCGTAGGTGTTAACACAGTAGGATTTACCACAATAGGGAATTCAGGAATTCAAAAGTTTAAAACCGAACCAAAAAATAGACTTACTGGAATTTCCGTAATTAACAAGGGATCGGGATATGCAAATAGAACTCTGAGAGTATCGCAAACAGGAATATCCACGTATAATAATACAGTTACTTTTAAAAATCACGGATTTGGTGATGGTGAAATTGTTTCTTATGATTACGAAACGTCTTCTATTTCTGGGCTATCAACATCCAATAATTATATTGTTTTAAAAGTTGACTCAGATACATTTAGACTTTGTAATGCAGGAATAGGTGGCACAGATATTTCAAACTATCAAAGAAAAAAATATGTAAAGTTTGCTTCAACTGGAAGTGGTTATCAGATATTTAAGTATCCAAATATTTCACTATCTGTTGAATACTCTTCTGTTGGATTAGGAAGTACTCAAGTTAGAGGAGTTATCAATGCCATTCCGGTTATTAGAGGAAAAATTTCTGAAGTTTATGTTTACGATAAAGGCAGCGATTATGGAACAACAACATTAAACGTTCATAAAAGACCTCAAGTTATTATTAAGAATGGAAAAAATGCCCAACTCAGACCTACAATTACAAATGGAAGAATAACTGATGTACAAGTATTGTATGGAGGATTAGAATATTATTCTACTCCAGACTTAGTTATCAATGGTAGTGGAGTAGGTGCTATCGTTAGACCGGTAATTTCTGATAATAGAATAACAGATGTAATTGTTGTAAATCCCGGCACAGGATATACAGCAACAAACACCACAATTAAAGTTGTTCCTGCAGGAAAAAATGAGGTGTTAAGAGTAAATGTTAGATCACTTACTCTCAATAATTCCTATAAGTATGGAATTCAAAATGAATTTTATAGAAATCCATCGAGCGAAGTATTGGTTGAAGATGGTGATGGGTTGCAATATGCAGTTCTCGGATATTCACAAAATATAAAAACAAATCTTAATGATAGTGGAGACCTATCTGGACAACATTCTGACATTATTGGTTGGGCATAT